ATTCCGACTTTACGAGAATTCAATCATATGATTAACGGTAGATTATTACCCGTTGATATAATGGATTCAGAAAAAGTTGACGACATATCAACTCGTTTGGGAGGTAAATTAATTGATTTTACAGAGGAATATTATACGCAAGGGAAAGTAGTTTTCCCTATGTTATATATTGAACCATGTAATGGTGAAAGTACAAAGGCAGGTGATTGTGGGCGACCATATTGTGTGCGAGATGTTAGGCAAAATAAGCCGTTAATTGCTATGCATAGTGCTATACTTAGCGGTCGTCAATCTCCTTTAGGTGCAACGCCTTTAATTGTGGAATTTATTGAGGAAGCATTAAATAAAATTGTATGTAAGAAGGTGTCACCTATTTATGAAAATGGTTTTTTACAGGGTGATCTTGAGATTAGTCACTTCTTTGACACAGATGTACACGTTGAGTCAAACGTGAAAATAAATGATATTCCAGTTGTGAGTTATACTCCAACCACTACTGATAAAAGAAGATGGCTTAAACATCCTGAGTGGAAAGATGATTATATGCCATCTTGGAAAGGAGTAAGACCCGGACGACATGCATTAATTAGTAATGCCCAGAAACATGCGCCTAAAGCATCAAGTTTTGTTGGTATGCTTGAACAAAGGAAATGTGTACAATGGTATGCGTCGAAGTTTCCTCATGATCGTGATAGAAGTGTGTTAACAGATTATGAGGTACTTAATGGTACAACGTGTATGCAACCTGTTGTTTTGAATACAAGTTGTGGATTTATTAGTAAGTGGTTTAAAGATGGCAAACGTGAATTGGTTGATGTTGATGGACAGGAGAGGAGATTTTCCAAGAGAGCCCATGAATTTGTGATTCCTATTTACGGACAGACGTTCGTAGATAGGTTGAATTTTGTGGAAGCGCAGTGCGCCGAGGGTATTGTTGAACCTGATTTATTATGGGTTGCAACCTTAAAGGATGAACTGCGCAAAACGGAGAAAATAGTTCAAGGCAAAACACGTGTCTTTGAGCAACCACCATTTGAGTTTACTCTTTTAGTGCGTAAATATTTTGGTCGTTTTCTTGATTGGATTAAATCAAATCCTGGAACTTATACATGTTCAAGTATCGGAGTTGATAAGGAAGTTGTTTGGAAAGATTTTTACCAACAATTATTATCAAAAGGTGATATGGGTTTTGATATTGATTACTCCAATTATGATGGATCTGTTTCTACACAGGCTTTCGATTTTTATCGTGAGGTCGTTGATGAATTTTA